TACTTCATCACATAATATTCCTGCTAGGGTTATACCTTGAATTAAGTCTTGACTTGATTCATCTCTTCCACCAAATATATAAAAGTAATTTACTTTACCATTTTTCTTTATCTCAATATAATTATCAGTTTTATGGTCCTTATACCTATATCCTCTACTTAAAAGCATTATCTTTAGCCCAAACCATACATTTCTTCTGAAACTCCCAACAGTTTTACCACACATTCCAAAGTTTTGACCTGAGAATTTTTCCATAGCCCACATAACAAAAGATAATGACATGGATACTGTTTTCCCACTTCTTATTGCTCCATCAGCTATTATTCCATCTGCATCATTAACTGGACTTTCATCAGTCCACCAATTAAACACTTTTCTTTGCTTTTTAGAAAAAGGTTTGAATTTAAAGACTATACTTGATTTTTTGCTTTTAGTCCTCTTCATCAGACCAATCCTCTTTTGCGGTTCCATTCAATGCTTCTATGAATCCATCATCTTCAATTTCTTCATCTTCATTTTCTCCTGTTATTTCTGCTACTTCTGCTTTTAATTTATCTATTCTTAATTTTTGTTCTTTAGTAGCTAAGTCCCAATCCTTATGCAATAATTCTTCATAAGTTTTTATTGCATTTGTTAACTTTTCTAAAACTTTAGATTCTATTTCTAAGTTTTTTAATACTTTATCCCATGAAAATTGAATTTCATATTCTTTTTCTTCTGATGAACTTTTATCACCATAAGATTCCTTTGTTCTTTTAAGTTCTTTAGTAGTATCTCTTTTATTTTTTACTTCTGTTATCTTTTGACTTCTCATAACTTTTGCCCAAATAGTATCAATATAATGACCTATTTTATCTATTTTGCTTATACCTAAAGAATAAGAATCTTCATATGCTTTAATGGTCGCTGAAGGAAACCACTTCTTTAAAAATTCTTTTGGTAGTCTTTTATTATCATCACAATACAAACCATGTTTTAATGAATTTAGATTTCCTTTTGGTGCTCCACCTCTATTAGTCGGAAGTTTTTCATTCCATCTATCTTTATTTTTCCATGAACTAATATTTGAAGCACTTTCGCCTAAAATTTCAGCAATTTTTTTAGGTGTAATATTGCCACCATTTTCTATATAAATTTCTAAAGCTCTTTCTCGATTCGGACTTCTTGTCTTTCCCATGATTACCTCCACAATAAAAGCACCTGGTTAATTCAAACCAAGTGCTTTTATATAATAATTATTATTTAATATAATTTTCTAATTCATGAATTAATTCTTTTTTATATTTGTAGTATGTGTTTCTTGCAAGCCCTATCAATTTCATAGCTTCAACATCATTCAATGATCCTTGAAAATCTTTGCTATACTTTAATATTTGTTCTTTAGCTTGAATACTTTTCTTAGTAATTAATTTAGTACCTTTTTTCTGTCCTATTTGTTTACCATTCAGCCTAGCTGTTTCTATGCCTTCCTTTGTTCTTTGGTGTAGGTCTGAAACTTCTTTTTCTGATTGCATGAAAGCTAATTTAATTTGTTCCTTTGCTAATGCTAATAGATACTTATTTATACCTTCCAATATGAAATCCACATTAGTTCCTGTCATTTCTATATTATTAGTTAAAGCATTTTTATATGTTGATGTATTTATATGTTGTTCTTTTAAGAATACCAAATCTATTTCCTTATTGAATAATTCCTCATACAATTTATATCCTTCATCAGCATTTCTGCTCATACGTGATACTGAGTCAAATACTATCATGTCACCTTTAGAGATTTTACTTATTAATTTATTAAACTCTTTTCTACCTTCTATTTTAGTTCCAGTAAATGCTTCATCAATTATTATTGCATTTGGATATTCTGTTAAGATATTTCTATGTTGTCTTTCAATTGATTGTTTACTAGTTGATATTCTACAATAACCATATATCTTACTCATTGTTCCCACCTCATATATTAATAATATTAAATCTAACGAACGTTTTATTTGATATTATTAATATACCAGATTTATAACTCACTTTCAATAGCTTTTGATACTTTTTACAAAAACATTACTTTTGATACTCTTTTTCTAAATAATATCATTGACCATAAAAACGGGGTTGTTTTTGACCATAAAAATTTTTTTTGCAAGATTTAAGCGTGCTGCTTTTATAGCTTATTTTTAATATTTGATTTTTTGCATATTTTTGAGCTTACCAGAACTCACTTACTGAATGAGTAAGTTATTTCCATTTTTCTTTTTCTACTAATATATGCATTAATTTTTTTCGCCTTTAAATCTCACCTCTAGAAAAGTGAGCTTTTTAAGGTAAAAAAATATTTTAAAATATACAATCATTCATAGTTTTTGCTGCACTTTCTGCCATATCATCATTTAATCCTATATAGTCAGATGTTGTTTCTTCTTTTGAATGTCCAAATAATTTCTGAACAAAACGTATATCTCTTTCATGAGTTGTATATTGTTTATATCCATATGATTTTCTTGGAGTATGAGTTCCAACTGCATCTGTCTTTTTACATATCCCAAGTTCTTCAACCACACCTCTGAATATTTTTCCTAATCTATCACGTCTTATATGCTCTTTTAATTCTCCTCTTCCTTTTGCTCTTGGAGCTGGATAAAGATATGCAGCATCACTTTTCCCATAAATATAATCTTCTAATATTTTTATTAGTTTGTTAGGAAGTATCTCTTCTCTTTCAAATTTCTTCTTCCTTTTATTTTTAGTTTTTTCTTCTAATATACTTATTTTTTTCTTTGGAATCGCTTCTCTTATATCTCCAACAGTGAGCTTTACTAAGTCCCCACCTCTAAATCCAGTTCCTATTCCTATGCTCCATAAAATGTAAGCAGGATAATCCACTTCTTTTAATCTGAGTGCTATTCTTTTTAAATCTTCCTGTTTTTTTATTGTTATAGAAGAATTTTTTCCTTTTTTCCTCATCCTGAATGCACCTGCCTAAATGCTCCCTTAATTTTTTTATAAGTAGCATGATTCATACATTCCTTAAGATCATCTGTTTCTTTTGTTCCTTTTATTTTTTTATTACCACAGTAAGGACAAGAAATATACTTACCCTTAAGTTTATTATTATCAATATCAGAATTCATTAATATAAATTCTCCCCTACAAAATTTGCACTTAAAACTTTTATATATTTTATCCATGTCCTCACCTCTTATTTTTAATAATAAAAAAGCACCTATATTTCTATAGATGCCTAAAAAGTATATAATTTTAGGGGTCAGAGAAAATTCAATTTCATTAATTTTCCATGGTATAAGTATACAATTTAAAACAAGACATGTACAGGACACGTTTTGGACAATATTTTTACCTTGTAAATTTATCCAAAATAGCTTGTTTTCTCATTTTTATTACATTCTCACTATAATTTTACAGGACAAATTCTTGATAAATAGCTAAATTTTTATAATTTTATTCCATCAATCCCAAAAAACAAAGAACTCAAGTCTTCTATAGCATCTTTGACATCCCTACTTACTGTTTTTACACTTATATCTAGTTCTTCAGCTACAGACTCATATCTTGGTATTTTTTCACTTTCTTTAATAGGATCTATATATAATCTTTTTATTGCTTTATACCCTCTTCTTTTATTTTCACCTTCATGGTTGCATATAATTTCATAATATTTCAGCATTTTATTTATATGTTTTATTATTATTACTGTTCTTACTTTAGTTCTACTTAGTGCTTGTATATATTGTTCTTCATCATCTATTGATTCAACATCATCTAGTATATCAATAGCGTTATTATCTTTTATTCTATTTATTGATTTTACACTTTCTATATTATGAACATTCAACTTTCTATACTGCTTTAAAAGAAGACGTGTATTTCTTAACCTTCTATCATATCTTTTAGTAGTTTTACTGTACTCTTGTTGTTTTATATAATTTATACCTTCCCTAATCCCTACTCTTATAGCTTCCTCATAACTCATTGCTTCATCTTTTTTTATTTGTCTCACTTCACTCATTCAATCATTCCTTTCTATAAAAATGTATCATTCTAACACATTTATTTCTCCTGATAATATTATATCTGTTAATTCTTTTTTGTCTCTACCTCACTTTCACAAACTTCTGTAATACTGTCTTTTAATTTTTCTATTTTGTGCTGTAGTAGGTCAACAATTTTATCTACTAATTTCTCAACATTATCACTCACTGCTTTCTACCTCTTTCCCTTTTGGAATATCTTCTAGTAATTCACTTTGTGGTATATCAAATATATTGCAATACACTTTCATGCTTTCATATATGAAATGCTGTTTTTCATTAGCTTTAGTTTGTTTACTAGCCTTTTCCATCAAATCAAAGATTTCATCTAATCCCTTTTTAAAAGGATCTGTTTCAAGTTGCTCTTCCGTCATTGTTTCTATATTTTTAATTCTTTCAAATTGATTCTCATACTGTTTATTTTTATCAACCAATTCTTTAAGTTCTATATAAGGCATTGTTACCGTTGCTTTTTCTAGCATTGCTCTACCTCTTCTTTATTACTTATTTTATTTTCACTTCTGCATCCAGCTTTTTTATTACATACTTGCGGACTTTGACAATATTGATTTTTATTAAGCAAACATAGTTCATTTAAACATTTCTTAGCACTTATTTCATAATAATCTTTTTCTATCTCTTTAGTTGTTGTTTGTAATGCATTTGCCAATTTATTTAATGCAATTCTATTTAGTTTTTTTATTCTACCTTTTTCATAATCTATTATAGTAGATGCTGGTACTCCTGATATTTTAGATAATTTTCTATAAGAGAAATTTTTATCTATTCTTATTCTCATTAACATTCTCATTTATGACTTCCCCCTTTATATATCCCATATCATAAAATGCTTTTGATAAAGCTTGCTTTATTCCCAATCCGTCTTTAGCTATTAGTTGCTGTGCTTTTGGCACTACTTTTTCTACAATATCACTAATTGTTCCCATTCTTTGTTGTTCCTTTACAATATATAAATCTAATAATTGACTCAACTCTAAAGCCTCTTTATCTTTAGTACCATGTTCTAAAATTCTTTTATATAATTTTTCTCTCAATTCCTCCATAAATTCATACCCCATTATTTTTAATATATCCAGGAGGAAATTTCTCTCCTCCTGTTTTTAATTGCAGTAACCTTAACATTAACTATGAAATCCCTGCTAACGCCTTTAGTCATGCAAATTTTAACTATTATTTTATAAGCTCTGGGTTTTGATATATATTACCTATTATCTTGTCAACAGCGATTTCATCAAATAATGGAACTGCTCTTTGTTGCTTTTTATTTTCTATCCACCATGAACACTCATCAAAAATAACTACACCAATTATATCCTCTTCTCCTGGAGATCCATAAGTTCTTTGTATTATAAAATTTTCATATATTCCATTTCCATCTATATCATTTTTACCTACATACTCTAATGGTACTAAATGCCTATTAACTAAAGTCCCTTCTATTTCCCCACTTTTATTAAATGATTGGACTCCTCCATCATCTATTGCTATACTACAATTTGAATACTTAACAATTTCATTTTTGTTTTTATCATATAATTTAAACTTATTTACTTTCTTCATAAACACCCACCCCTTAATATCTTCCATAAGATAATCTTCTTTGAATTTTTTCTCTATTTTCCATACTATAAAAAAGAGCTTGTCTTCTTCCTTCATTTTCTGCTTTTCTTCTTCTGTTTATTTCTTCAACAGTTCTTGTTGCTAATTCATGAGGTGTCATTTTCTTATATTTCATATCAATTCCTCCTCTTCTGGATTTCCCAGCCTTTAATGTAAATATGCCATCCTGTATCTTCATAATAGACAGTATTTATTTTTACTATATCTAATTCTGGATATAGCTTTTGTACTGTCTCTAGTATGTTAGGATCTTTAGCCAATTTAGCAATTTTTCTTTTGCTATACTTATTATCATTTTTTGTATTATATGGTCTTATTAAATTTCTGCTGCTAGACCAACGCTTTTTTCCCTTACTATTTTTGGTTATATATTTGCATAACCCTTCTATACCATTTTCATTAAATTGTAATCTATCAGCATTTATCCATCCTAAACGTTCCCTCTTTTTTTCGCCTTTTCTTTTAGGTCTTGACCATAATTCTTCTATTGTATCTCTATCAAGTCCCCCATTAATTATTATGTGATGATGAATTCTAGTTACTTTGTTAGAATCACCTTTGTCAAAGTTATATTCTGTAACTAAAATATACTTTAATTCTGATGTACCCTTTTTCTTCATATTGTATTTTATTCTAGATAAAAAATTAGTTACTTCCTTCTCAGCTTCTTCTACTGAAGATGGCAAGAACTTAGGATTATATGTTGCACTTATATGCAAATCATCTTCTGTAAAATTTCCATTACCTACTTGCACTAAATATCTTTTAGAGTTTTTATCATTTAAGTTCTTTTGTTTTGGTTCAGTCTCTCTTATTCTTTTACGTCTTTTACTTCTTCCATTTTTCTCTTGTATTTCTGTTCTGGGTATTATATCTATTTCTTTATATCCAGTTTTTCCACAATGTATTTTCTTTTCTCTTATAAAGCTCTTCATAATTCTTACACCCTCATATCTATTTTTTATCTCTTGTATATTACTTTAGGTATTAATATTTATTTCTAAGATATATAACTTTAACTTATAAATTATTTTATATCCCTAGAATGTTAATACCCTATACAAGCCCTCTAAAACTCTTAAAAAAGCTTAAAAAAAATTGACACTTATGTGATATGAGACTATAATTTAATTATGTATATAAGAGTCATATCACAAATTTAAATGTGCTTTTTGCGACCAAACAAAAGCACATTCTTTTTTTGTGTCATTTATTATTAAATTTTTCATTTATTCTCTTTTCCTTTGTATTACATGGTGGACAGACATAACCTTGCTTGTCTATCTTTTGTTTAATACTTACATTCCAATATTTCCCACATATTTTGCATTTACATTGCATTTTTTATCTTGAATATTGCTTAATTTCTTCTAAGCAGCTCTCACAAATATTTTTTCCTTTATGGTTAATAACATTCTTTGCTTGTCCACAGAATACACAACTTGGCTCATATTTATTTAATATTATTTGTTCCCCCTCCACAAAAATTTCTAATGAATCTCTTTCTGATATATTTAAAGTCTTTCTTAATTCTATTGGAAGAACTACTCTTCCTAATTGATCCACTCTTCTTACTATTCCTGTACTTTTCATTTTTTAATTTCCTCCTTAAAACTATTTTCTCTTTTCTACTTTAACAGTTACTTTCACATTTTCCTTCTTAGATATTATTAAAGCTATTGTGTTAAATAATCTATCCATATTAAACATTGATTTGCCTCCTCTATTTATCCTTTCAACAAAATACAACAATATTATGTTGAAAGGAAGTGTTGTTTCTTATAATTTAAAATTAACGAATCGTTTTCAATTCCTTTTAAATTACTCATTTCTTTTATTAATTTAATTAACTTTTCTTCCTTTTTCCATACCTGCCATATATGCTATCCCAATACTTAATAACATCTCTTCCTTAGTCGGCTCTACTTTTTTAAAAATTTCTATTAGCCTTTTAGTTAAATCATCATTTTTCATTGTTTCTGTTGTCATATTAACTCCTCCTTTAATTATTAATATCTATATTTGATAATATTTTCGTTTTAAATTTTTACTTATAGCAACATTAACTCTATTACTGAAAATTACAGAAAGTAATTGTTGTCGAGTATTTTAGATATAATAATCTTGCTTTGTGATATTATAATCTCACAAAACAAGATTCAAGTCAATAGGTTTTAGTAAAAAATATTGCTTTGTGAGATTTTTTGTGTTATTTTAATCTTAGGAGGTGAAAAAATGGATATTGGAAATAGAATAAAAACACTAAGAAAAGACAACTTAAAATTAACGCAAGCTAATTTTGGAGAAAAAATAGGTTTAAAGGCAACCGCTATAGGTCAAATGGAATCTGGAGATAGAAATGTTACTGATAGAACAATCATTCTTATTTGTAATACATTTGATGTAAACGAAGAATGGCTCCGTAATGAAATAGGCCCTATGTTTATTCCAACGCCTAATGATGAACTTAAACAATTTGCACTAAAATATAAATTTAATGATATTGAATTTAAATTTTTATCTGAATATGTAAAATTAGACATAAGCCAACGTGCAGATATTGTTGGATTTCTTGAAAATATTATAAATAGTGATGCTTCGCTAATAGCTGATACTAAAAGAAATATAGAGCGAACACCTAATGATAATGAAATTGCTGCTACTAAAGAAGATGATTTTGAAGCTTACAAAGAAAGAGAGCTTCAAAACTATGCTTTAGAACTTGAAGCTGAGAAAAAAGGGACAACATCATCAGTTTCAGGAAAGCGAAAAGACGCTTAACTAAAATAATTAATTAATGCAATTCTTTAAAGGGTTATGAAATATCATAGCTCTTTAAAAATATATAAAATAAATATATGAAAGGTGTAATTTTAATGCTTAGATGTGGTATATATATTAGAGTTTCTACTGAAGAACAGGCTATGCATGGATTGTCTATGGATGCCCAAAAAACTGATTTAACAGATTATGCGAAAAAAAATAATTATGAGATAGTTGATTATTATATTGATAGTGGAAAAACAGCAAGGAAAAGACTTTCTAAAAGAACAGATCTTCAGCGAATGCTTGAAGATGTTAAACTTAATAAAATAGATATAATTATATTTACTAAACTCGATAGATGGTTTAGAAATGTTAGAGATTATTATAAAGTCCAAGAAATATTAGAAGATAATAACGTTGATTGGAAAACAATATTTGAAAATTATGATACCTCTACTGCTAATGGTAGATTACATATAAATATAATGTTATCTGTTGCACAAGATGAAGCTGATAGAACAAGTGAAAGAATAAAAAGAGTATTTGAAAATAAATTAAAAAATAATGAGCCCACAAGCGGTTCTCTACCAATTGGTTATAAAATAAAAGAAAAAAGTATTATTATAGATGAAGAAAAGGCTCCTATTGCTAAAGACGTTTTTGATTTTTATTATTATCATCAATCTCAAAGCAAAGTTTTTAAAGAGATACTTAATAAATATAATTTAAATCTCTGCGAAAAAACTATTCGTAGAATGCTTGAAAATAAACTTTATATAGGTATTTATCGTGAACATGAAAATTTTTGTCCACCATTAATTGATAAAAATAAATTCGATGAGATTCAGATTATCCTAAAAAAAAGAAATATAAAATTTATTCCTACTAAAAAGATTTTTTTGTTTACTAGTCTTTTAACTTGTAAAGAATGTAAACACAAAATGAGTGGTAATGCTCAATATAGAACCACTCAAGTTGGTAAAACAGAATATATTTTATATAAATGCAATCAAGCTTATTCTAGACATACTTGCAGTCATAGAAAAATTATGTATGAAAATAAAATTGAAACTTATCTTTTAAATAATATAGAAAGTGAATTAAAAAAAATTATATATAACTACGAATTAGAGGATATTCCAAAAACTAAAAATAAAATAAATAAAACCAATATAAAAAGAAAATTAGAAAAATTAAAAGAACTTTATATCAATGATTTAATTGATATAGAAATGTATAAAGAAGACTACGAAAAATATACAGAACTTCTAAATACCAAAGAAGAAAAAGTAACAAAAAGAAATCTTCAATCTCTAAAAGATTTTTTAAATAGTGATTTTAAATCATTATATTCTTCAATGTCACGAGAAGAAAAAAGATTACTTTGGCGAAGCATTATAAGCGAAATCCAGATAGATTGTAATAATGATATAACTATAATTCCATACCCATAA